CATTTTATTCTTAAGTAAGGCAATTTCATGAGCGGATTGCAAGCGTTCAATACCTGCCGCCTCCTCAACAATCATTTTTAATTGTTTGTCGGTCATTGCAGGCAGATCAGGCATCATTTCTTGCCCTGAATACACCGATGCGATGAATACTTCGTAACTACAGCCTACGATCTTATCTATAACACTCTGTGTTAGCTTTGCAGTGCCTTTGCCTATTTCAACCGCAACAGCGCCCTCTTCCCATGACCACACTGCAATCTCATTTTGTTTGACTGAATGTTTACGGTATCGACTGATGCGATACTCTTTTTTGCCATCTTGAATAACAACATCAACAAAACAATCTTTGCCTACTTTATTATTAACAACTGCATCACCTGAAACACCTCTCGCTGTTTCTCCGTAAAGACACCAACTGATTGCATCGACAATACTGCTCTTGCCTGCGCCGTTACTGTTTGCAGAAGAGTCATCTTCGTTTTCGCCTTGAACGAGCAACAAACCCCTGTTATCAAGTTCAACGCTTGCTTCCCCTATGACAAGAAAGTTGTTAATGGTAAGTGATTTGATCTTCACGCTATCTCCTCAACTTCGTTTAATATTTCAGTACATAATTTTGACACCATCTCACTGTACCCTTTTAGTTTAATAAAGCTTGCTATCGATTGTTCTAAGGTGCGAACATCACTTGATACAATTGCACCATCACGCTCAGTTATTTTGGTATCTTTTACTTGATTAATAATGATGCCTTTTGCGCCCCACGCTGTGAACTGCGCTCTTAATTCACTCACTTGCAAATCTGAACTGGCATTGATACGACAGCGCACATAGTTGCCATCAACGATTAATTCAGCATCGTCAAAGTTGTCGGCATTGATATCGATAAATCTAGGCGCTTGTGATGCGCTCCAAATCACCTTATCGTCAAAAACCGATAGCGCACCTGCTTTACTACCTACATCTGAAAAGGTCTGATGTGTCGTTGCGCCTATTGAATACACATCGCCATCAAATGCTTTGTGATGGTGATAGTGTCCAGAAAAGACACGTTTGAAGCCTGCTTTTGCAAGATACTTTGCTGTTAAACCATGCTCAGGTAATCCATAAATTACATCATCAACAGGGGCATGAATAATCAAGTCATAGTCTGATTTTTTACCTATAAAAGTATCTAAGGTATCAATTTGCTCTTTCAAAGCCTTAACATCGGCAAACCAGGGAATAAAGGCGATTTTCATATCGCAATCAATAGCTGGCTGACTGTACACTTTAACCCCTGAACATAACTCTAACGCCGTTACTGAGCTACTGAGTCTGGACGCATCTTTTGATTCAAGATCGTGATTGCCTGACAGTATTGCTATTTTCCAGTCATTTGCACTTAGCTCTTGAAAAAAATCAAGAACAGGATTCATAACGCTGGTTTGTACTGAACCGCGTTTATGAAACACATCACCTGCAATAACTAATTTTTTATCTCCAGACTTCATCCAATGCGTGTGGGCTTGTCGTCTTATCTCATCAATGATGATTTGCAAACGACTATTGATACCATCTTCGTTTGTTGTTGCGAACGATGTCCAAGCATGAAAATGGACATCGGAAATTAATAAGTAACTCATTTGAATTTTCCAACAAAATAGTTATAAATGTTTCCCCTTTCCAGCCATACTTTTGCGCAACAGATAAATACAATGTAGGTTGGAAGCACAACGGTTACTACAAATATTCTTAAAATCATTAAAAGCAGATCAACCAGTAAATTGGCAATCATGATAAATTCTCCACATAACAAAGTTGTTCAGGAAGTCTTAAGAAGTAAGAAGCACCTACTGCAACTCTTACCTTTTCATTAATCGTAAAACTTAATATCTTGCCAATCTTGATTGCTGTTTTGCCTTGAAATGCGATAACAACACTGTCACCGCATTTCAACTCTCTTCCTACAATGTCTTTCATAACGCCTCTTAGTAGTAGATTTGTTTGCCAATGCGCTTAGGTCTTATCCCTGTTGCATAGCGAATACCCATTCGTCTTTCATTGAAATACATTGCTCCATGTGTAATATCTCGTTTTCTGTTAATAACTCTTACTGCGACTTCTAATGACTTACCCCAAGCTTCTTTATCAGATACATTTTTCAATGCTCTTTTTGCCATCACCGATAAATCTTTAGAACGTCTTATGTCGTTAACCCAAGAAAATTGTTTTTTATCAAACACGGCAGCACACACTTTTTTTCCTTCATAGTCTTTCGATCGGTTCATGACTACATGCGCTACATAATGCTGACCCATGTCTGGCTCACCTCTGCTTTCAAAATAAACAGTTAGTGCTAGACACGTTGCAGCCAGCGAGATCATCTTTTGCCTCGATTCATAGTTTTCTCTCTTTCAGTTAGTGAACGTGTATTATATCACTTAATAACTCACTACTGACTTACCTTCACTGGTTAACTACTTATTTCAGAGTTTAACCGACTTTCGCTCGATAAATTTGGGGACTGAAAGCCTGATTTGCTGTGCATTGTCACCTAAATCAAAGTTCACTACACCCTCTTCAAAAAATTGACTAATGTTGGTAATGAACTTATCTTTTGACTTAGTAAAGGCGATCACAATAGCTTTTACACCTCTTGCTTTCGCCTCATTTAAGGTTTTAAGATCGACCGATATTGAGTTCGTTTGATGATGAATGCCCGAGCTTCTATCTTTCTTTCTTGCCATATAAAGAATGTCGCCTGTTTCCTTACGAATATAATAATGTCCGTAAAGACCCACTTTGCCTTTGTTAGCTTGTTCGATTACCCATATATTTTTCTTTGTCATGTATCATCTCCATATAAATTACTGATACGTTGTCGGAACTATTGTAAATCATTGATCCTGATGAGTTTTTTAATCTTTTCAGCATCGTTTCTGCTATGTTATCAACTATGTTAAGGGCAAGCATCGAGTGATTAAATTTCCCATGTAATTCAGCCATTTGCTGTTTGTTGCCGAAATGAACTTCGGTAACATAAGCATGCCCTTCTACAGCATTTGTTTTTGCATTGACTATCGCCACCATTGAGCCTTTTTGTAGACGCTTTGACCATGCTTCGCCACATCTGAATGTGTTAAATCGTGGCTGATCAAAACCCCTTAAAGGTGGCTTAAATTTTAAGCTAGGTGTAAAGTCTTCACATTGCATTGTGGCAAAGTTAGCGCAAACAGGGTGATTGCATCGATCACAAAGTACACTTTTGTTTGCCTTATAAACGTTATTATTGAGCGTGATATCTCGGTATGAGAATTGAGTTTGCATATAGCCTCCTGAGTTATATGCAATACTCTAGTCATAATTATCACGTTCGGCTATAAAGTTTTAGCCAGATCAATCAATCGCTGATATTCATTGGCTTCTTTTACCTTGTCAACTAATTGTTTTTTATACAGTTTTGCACCGTCCCAAAGATAACGTGCGCCATCTTTTTGTATAACACCCTTGTCAGCAAGATAATCCACCAAGCTTAAAATGGTATCAAACGATGCCATACCTAATTCATCAAAGGACAGGCGCAATGTGCAAGACTTAAAAGGTGCAGTCATCTTAGATTTGATACACTGAATCTTAATGTCCTGCCCTATCATCTCTTTATCTTTACCCTTTTCCTCCATCACTCTTGCTCTTGATAAAGCAAGCCGAGCGGTTGAATAGAACTCCATTGCTTTACCACCTGGCGTTCCTACTTTACTGCCGAACATCACGCCAATCTTTTCTCTTGTTTGATTAAGATAAATAAAGGTAGCGTCAAAATCCGCCGCATGTTGCGCTTGTGATTTGAGCGTTGTTGAGGTGACTCTCGATAATGCTGAGGTGTCATTCATCGTCAATTCATCAATTTCTTTGCCATCTGATGCTTTAGGTATGGCGGCTGCAATTGAATCAAAGACAGCAATAATAGGCGCATCAGGGGATATTACTTTTGATTTACGAATCAACTGGGCAGCTTTTGTTGCGGTGATATTGCCCTCTTCCCATGTGCGGGGTCGAGAGTATATCCAATAGGGACGTTTGTCAGACAACCCCATTTGAATTGCCATATCGACATCAAATGAGCGTTCCCAATCGATGAAGATAGCAACACCACCCATTTTCTGAGCGTTGATCATCCATTGTGTCGCTAGTGCTGTTTTTCCCGTTGATGAATCGCCAAACATCTCCATCATGCGACCAAATGGTAGACCACCATCATAACTGCCCGAGATGATCTTGTTTAACGGTGGATAACCGGTATCAATGTAGCGCGTTACACCCTGCGCTTCTGAATTTTCACCGATAGATTTATCTAATGCTGCCATTAGTTCTGCTATAGCACTCATACATTCCTCATCTTTTTAAAGGGTAAAATCCAATCATCTAATTGAATCAAAATGGACTTAAACAATCGATCTTCACAAAATTGAATAAAGGCATCTTGGTTGTACGTCAATTGTCCGCCCATTAACTCTAAGTTAGATTTGTTAGGCGCATAATCGGCTAATCGCATCAGCTTCATATTGCGCTTAAAGGCATCTTGCATAGGCAACATCTTGCCAAATTTTGTCGAGTCTTTAGGGGTATCATTATCTGCAAAACGTCTATGCGCTTTTGGCAAGCTAAAACGTGCATCGTTAGCAACTTTCAAAAAGCCATTAACTGATTCGTATTTCTCAAGAAACTCAATAACGCCTTTATCACCGATACCGCCAACGCCAGGAATATTGTCAGACGAATCACCTGTCAGGCACTTAGCTTCAATAAATTGATTAACATTGCTAAAGCCTGTCACTTCTTTAAAGTTAAACGCACTAACAACTGCGCCATGCGTTCTGTGATCTACCCAATCTACATTTTTGGTAATCAGTTGTTGCCAATCTTTGTCGCCCGTAATGAGCGTAATTTGATTATCGTTTTGGGCTAACTTTCGTGAAAAGTAACCAGCAAGATCATCCGCTTCTGCGTTCTTGTCACGAATCTGACTGATGCCCAAATACGTTAATGCTTCTTTAATCTGGGCTTGTTGAACGTAATAAGTGGCATTATCAACAATTTTTTGTGGATTATCCGATCTATTGCCCTTATACAGAGGGAATAAATCGTATCGCCATTGCGCTCTGCCATCCCACAACACAATCGGCTTTGTATTAGGTTTATCTTTCAATAAAGCTTGTAGTGTTCTTAGCATGCCGTAAATAGCTTGCACTTCTTCGCCATCACCAATGGTAAGTTTTGACGAATTGTGAGCAGCCCTACCCACAGAATTTCCATCAATTAATAAATATTTCATAAGTCTCCAAAGTGAAATTGGGGGCTGTTACACCCCCAAAGATAGGTCACTACTTACTTACTTATTAATCGTCAAGCTCATCCAACATCATATTAAGATCGTCATCAGACAGCTTATCATCTTTGTTATAAGATGACCCTTCAATGACGTCAGAAGAATAAGCAGGTACATCTTCATCAAACTCAATGTCTTTAGCAGAAGATGGTAGTGCTTTTTTGACATTGCCCAACGCTTCTTTGACCGCGTTCGTTGCTTTTGCTAGAGCTAATGCCTGTTCTTGCGCAACAAATTGATCAAGATTGTTTAAGTTTGCCAACACAGCTTTGCTTATAGGCAAACTACCCTTCAACGCTGGTGTTACCGAATACTCTGTCGCTAAACCTATACCGCTACGAGTGATGGTAATGTCAACACCGTTATCGAGATCGGTAACGATATTAAAATCATCGTTTTCCTCATCAAAATTTTCTTCAATAATGTTAACCACTTTATCAAAGGTAGTTGGTGATAATTCAAGAATAACAGGGGTTGTTTTATCTTTATCAATCTCTAATGCGTTCACCAAAACACGACTGGAAGCAAAGGAATCGCGTATCAATTTCTTAGATGCGTCATCTTTTGCCAAACCAAAGCCTTCTCGCAAAGCATCGCAAAGCGCACAAGGTTTGTTAAAGGTCTTTTCAACACAGACATAAACAGTAGGTTTTGCATCAGCGGTTGGTCTGATGTAGTGCTGACCAAAGTCGTGATAAAACTGAGAGTCTGAAACACCTCGCCATGAAGGAAGTATTCTATAACGAGTTTTGCCCACAATGGGCTTGACAGTTGTTGCGCGTCTGCCTGATGACTCAGCCATTTGCTGTTTTTTTGCTGCCATTAGTTCTTTTAAAGTAGCCATAAGTTTTCCTAAGTTTTTCTACGTTTTTAAAGTTTACAAAGTTTACAAAGTTTCTAAGTCATCCATGACTTACTATCTATCGTCCTAATTCTGTTAGCGGATTAAACTTTCTCGTCTAACCCTTAGTTCATCTTGAGTGCTTTCATTTACTCGCATTGAGCCTGCTTTTAATTCATCTCTGCGTGTCAAGCCTATTTGCATCAGCATGTCTTTACGCTGTTTGAAAGCGTCTAGTATGTCACGCAACATTTGGTGCGTTGCTTTTGCATCGTTATAAGCCATCACGCTTTTTGTGTATTTTTCATTTCTGGCGATAGACTGCTCTATTGCTTTTTCAGTAATCTTAGAACCTGTCGCAATTGCCTCATCTCGACACTCTTTGTCAAGCTCCGCTTCGATGGTATTGATTCGAAGCTTAAAGTTGTCCATCTTTTTAGATGCTAATCTGGACTGCTCTGCATAGTAAGCAAAAAGACTCGCTTGCTCGATATAGGCTGAATCTAAATTTTCAGGTTTAAATTCGACATCTTTTAGCATCTGAGTTGAAAACCCTTCTTCTGCTATGGTTAGTTTCATAAATTTCTCACTGTTTTGTTGTTTGAGCGTTAATTATACGCTCATGATTACGGAAGTGTTAGGTAAGTAGTGACTTATTTTATTCAACCATTTCATACACTTTTTTAAACACATCATCCATCATTGACTGCGCCTCCTCTCTGAAAAAACACATTTGTGGATTGATACCAAAAACGATGTTAGCGTCCAATTCTTTGTTGTAAACCACTCGACCGACCAACTCTGACCATGAACCCTTCACATCAGGATAAAAGTGTCTAATCGTAGCACCGCCCATTGCGACAATGACCGCAGGGTTGACCATCTTAATCTCTTCGTCGATAAACTTGGTACATGACAGCAACACTTCATTAGAGAATGTTTTAATCTCTTTAGGTTTTTGCACCTTAACCAGTGATGTGTAATAGCCATTTAACTTATTTAATCCAGACTCTTTAATCGAACCCAGTACATAGCGACTACCATCACCCTTTAAGGCTTTGCCCTCAAGGGCTTCGCTTGAAGTGGGGCTATCGGTAATCACCATAAACTTTATTTTGTTACCTGCGGTCGGTACACAATGCTTATCTTCGTGCATTGGACAATCTTTACAAGCGTGAATATTGCGTATTAATGCACTGGCTGGAATTGATATGTCTTTGAGCTTAGTGTAGCGATCAGCCTTAACATATTCGCACACCAAACCAGGCAATAGCTCTATCTGATCTTTCAGTCGATCAGGGTGTCTGATTGGTAAAGTACCTTTTTCAATGCTCGCAAAACTACCGACTCTATCAAGAATGTCCATATGTCTTATCGTGCAATTTCTCCGCATCACGTTAGCCAATAAATCAGCCCTGCTGTTAAATTTGCCACCTGCTTTTTGTCTTGCCTCTAAGATAGCAACAGCCGTTTTTTCAGATAAGCCTTTTAATTTATTAAAGGGTGCGATCAAATGAATCTCACTTTCTTCCCTTCTAAACTCGAAACGATTACTTGATAAGTTAATGTCAGGCGGCACTACATAAACATCGTATTTTTGCGCATCAAATAAGGCAGCTTGTAACTGGTCCTCTTTATCAACAGTCGTCAACATGGCAGCAAAGTATTCTGCTGAGTAATGCGTTTTCAAATACATAGACCAATAAGAGATAACTGAATACACAACGGAATGAGATCGGTTAAAGCCATAACCCGCAAACTTATCAATCTTGTCAAACAGCTCACCTGCTTTCATTTCATTCATTTGCGAATGCTCGATGCAACCACTAACAAACTTATCACGTTGCTTTTCCATCTCATCACGTTGCTTCTTACCCATAATCTTACGAAGCTTATCAGCATCAGCCATTGTATAACCTGCTAAATCTCTAGCGATCTGCATGACTGACTCTTGGTAAATGAAAACACCTCCTGTCGCTTGTAAAGCAGGTTTCATTTTAATGTGATCATATTCAGGGTCTTCAATACCTTGTTTGACTTTGACATAAGTATCCATCATGCCTGATTCCATAGGACCAGGTCGATACAGTGCTGTCGTTGCGCAAATGTCCTCAAAAGTTAACATGCCGCCTTTTGCTAATTGCTTGAGCAAATGTCTCATGCCGCCTGAGTTAAACTGAAAGATGCCTATAGTTTTGCCCAGCGAAAAGCCTTTCATTGTTTCGTAGTCATCAATCGGTAGACTGAGTAAGTCGAGATCGATACCATGATTTTCTTTGATGTAATCCAATGCAATTCTGAGCGTATCAAGTGTCGATAGCCCTAAAATATCCATCTTCACTAAGCCCCAACTTTCGACCGAGTTTCTATCCCAATTGACTAACGCCAACTCTGATCGGGTTTCAATAACTGCTCTGTTGCTAATAGGTTCATCAGCGACAATAATACCAGCAGCATGTGTGCCTAAACTGCGCATTACCCCTTCAAGCCCTGTTGCGTGATGCCAGATATCAGGATAATTGACTTTAAATGATTGAATCTCAGGGACAGCAATAGCGGCATCTGTTAATGTATAAGATGCCCCATTTTCTTTAGGTACATAGCGCGTTGCCGACAAGTCTTCATTTGACAAGCCATACACCCTGCCACAATCTCTCAATGCAGAAGCGGAGGCAAGTGTGCCATAGTTAGTGATGCCTGCTACTCTATCTTTTCCATATATATCAATAAGATACTCTATTATTTCGCCCCGTCTCGTTGACATAAAATCCAAATCAATGTCAGGCAAATCAAGACGATCAGGATTAATAAATCGCTCAAATAAGAGATTGAATCGAATCGGATCAACATCTGTAATGCCCATCAAGAACGACACCAAACTGCCTGCGGCTGATCCTCGCCCTGGACCCACCATGACTTTGTTTCGCTTTGACCATTGCACCACATCTTGCACAACCAAAAAGTAACGCTCAAACTTCATGCGCTTAAGGACAGACAGCTCATAAGCTAAACGCTCTTTGTAAACAGGAATTAGCTCATCAGGTGGCATATAGCCCATGATAGGTTTTCTAATACGCTCTTTCCAACCCAACATCACTTGCTTAACGATTTCAGCTTGCTCATCATCTGCCATTTTAGGCAATGATACGGGCATAGGCTTCCATTCGTATCGGCACTCTTCAATAAAATCAGCAATAACATTGACGCCTGCTGACAGCGACAATTCCTCATCTTGCAAACGTTCGGGGCTTTTTGAAAAGAAGGACTTATCTTGCTGAATAGATCGCCAAGAGTCTTTCATTTTCATATTAGACGTAATCACAGAAAGGACATCTAGCGTGTCTGCATCGCGCTCCTCGTCATACAATAATAAGCTTGTGTAAATAACATTTGCCTCTGAAGAATTTGCGATTTTAGACGCTTTTTTGTTTAACGTATGACTTAGTATTGATTTACTAATTAATAGCTCTATACAGCAATTTTGACGCTTGGTTTCGCTATGTAATCTATCAAGTAATAACTCATAATTATAATCGTCATCATGTAGCGTAAACATGCCCTGAAGATCACCTGTTAAAAAGATAAGATTGTCATCTTTTAATACCGACAACACATCATCGAAAGACAATCGAGGCTTTTCATAAAAGCGTTCAGGACTACTTGCTAACGAAAGCAGTTTCATGACCTGAATCATACCTTCTTCATTTCTTACATAAACTTTTGGATACCACTCAGGGTTATTTTTAGGCAACTCCATAGCTGTTTTGGCAGGCTTTCTATAATCAATATCTTTAACGATACGAAGACGACAGCCAATAATGGGTTTGATATCAGCTTTTTTACATTCACTGATAAATTCGGTCATACCAGAGATCGTCATGGTATCTACTAAGGCAACTGTATCAAAGCCATCACGCTTTGCTATCGCGACAATTTTTTTAGGACTCAGTAGACTCTCGCCTAAAGAAAAATGACTCCTTGCAGAGTACAGATAAAACGGTTTTGTCATTATTTATCCCGTAGCTTTAAGTCTTTCGTTAATACACCTAACAACATGAACGAGGTAATTACCACGCAGGCTTGTGCTAAGGCAGTTTTATCAGAGTGTCCTAAGTGTTGATAGGCAGTTCGTAAATTGTTCTTACTAAGTTTATTGACTAATATAAGCCGACAAGCGACATCGAGAATCGCAGGTTTTGCATTAATAAATGGGTTAATATTGGCATGCAGTAACTGTCTTAAATAGATGCCCGTGATGCCCTTTCTAAACAATGACCCCACTAACTGTCTTGCTTTAATTGGGTAATCTGGATGATTAACAATTGCTTTTTGATAATCGCTTAAGACTTCACGCTTTCCTGACACAACAATGGCAGTGTGAGTGACTTTGCCATTAATGACATCACGCTGATGTTGCCTTCGCTCTATTTTCGATACATCAACTTCCCACCTTGCTTTGATTTTCTCAGTGTTTTCTTTAGCCAATTCAAAGCAAGCAACAGCGAGGCTGCATTGCTTGCAGACCTCACTTTTGTCGTCATTGCAGATGGCTGATCCGTAGCAGCCTAATGTGATCGTCATGATTACATTTCAACTATGTCAGCCATATCTAACATACTACCGCCATCATCAAACACACGTTGAGCAATACCTACTGCGACTTCTCTATCGACAATGCCCATTCTGTTAATGAACGCAAGCTCTATACCTCGTTTCCAGTTGCCCTTTCTTAAACCTATCTTGGCAGCGAATATCAATTCACGCGGACCGATGGTTGACGACATCTGTGATGAAGTGAAGGCGTCACGAATCTTAGAGGCAAACTCAACTAATAATTTAGCATCATCAATGTCAATATCGCCCTGTGCGGCGATAACGGCGCACTCTTGTTTCTTAGGCATGTATTTAACATGATCCGTAATGCCAAATCGTGAATAGTTGGCAGCATTACCCATGTTGGTGCCCGAATACAGCCCTGTTTCATCGCCAGACCCATTCGTATTGCCTGTTGCGACAAATCTGAAGTTCTTGTGCGGTTTAATAGTTCGCCATTCAGGTGGTGCTTCTTTAATCACCAGTGACTTACCTTCTAAAACAGGCTGATAAACGGCTAAGATCGATGCGTGGGCAAAATCATACTCGTCAGCGTTATAAACAAAGCCATGCTTCATTGCTAAGGTCAATGGACCAGGCTCAAAGTAAGTACCTGATTCGTTCGCTAATATCTGCCCAATAATGTGCGACTCTTCAGTGTTAGCGGTATGTTGCACACGCATATACGAGCGATTGGTTCTAGCACAGACTTGCTCAAACATCGTAGACTTGCCAGTACCTGCATGTCCCCACAACAATGTCGGAATATTCTCTTCAAGCCCCATTAATACATTCTTCAACAGGTCAATTTGAAAGATATAATTATTGTCAATCTCAGGAATCAGATCGATGTATGTGCCTGCTCTTCGAAAAACATCAATCATAATTTCATTACCTGATGACGATAAGGCAGCTTTCGATTTTCTTAAATTGAACGCCTTTGACATTGCTGTTTTTTCAGGCGCTAGATGTTCCATGATGCTCGAAACAGAGGCAGAAGCCCCTGCCATATTCGTTCTCACTAATTCGGCTTTGCGTCTTTCTATCTGCTCTTTAGCTACCGCTGAGAATATCTCAGCATTAGGAAAAGCAGATACATACCGCTCAATCGTAAAATCAGGATGAGATTCTCGCAAATGGAGTTGAATGCTATGCGCCCTCTCTCCACATATTTCGCAAATTATTTGTGTCATTAAATGTCCTTCGCTTTCGCTTTTGTTGTTTGAATTAAGAGATTATATTGTAACAATCACATTTCGGTAAGTAAGTGGTAACTTACTTTATACAAGTAAAGACCGCAATTCTTTTATGATCTGATTTGGCAATTCGCTGATGTTATTAATCACCAAATTGTTCTTGTAGTACCGAGTAACGTTATCGTCATTAATGCCAATGCCAATGATGTTGACGCCCATCTTTTCTATTTTAGCAATGGAACTAATCAAATCTTTATGAATGGCGAGATAATCCCCATAAGCTGAAGGACTGCCATCTGACAGCACTATCATTTGCTTGGTTTTCTCTTTAGTCATCGTCATCAATCGATTGGCAGCAATTCGTATGCTTTCACCATCTACGTTATTCAACAAACGCAAACCATCAGTGCTGTTGAATTGACTACCCACCGCCATTCTTTGCTTTTGCTGTATGCCAAAACGCTCATCAAAACCTTTAAAAATAGGAATATGTAACGCTTCTCTCCGCGAGTAATTGTAAAATGAATGTGTGTCATTGGAGTCACAGAAATCACTGTACATACCACCATCATCACTCATTGTCGTAAACCCTATGACTTCATTGCTGATATCTAATCGGGTTAACACATCACACAAGGCATAAGCACTTTCCATTGCTGTGCGTATCTTGCTACCTGCCATTGAGCCTGAACAATCAACAACCAAAGATACGGCAACGTCATTACTGATACCCATATCGCGCTGTCTAAAGACGCGATCATCACCTGTTTTTAATCGAAACAATGATGAGGCATTAATTCTACCACTGCGTTTTCCAGGCAGGTTTCTAACCATTGATTTTGATTTTACTAATCGCTCCAATGTTTTTTGGAGTGGTCCTGTCACCTCTCTTGCTCTTGCTTCAATACCAGAAAGCACTTTTTTAATTCTAGCAGGATCAGAGTTGCTAATATCCAATCGTTTAATCACATCATACTCGGTTGAATAGACCGAATACTGACTTTCCATCATGCAGTCTTTAACCTCTCCTGCAATAATGTCAGATATCGTTCTGGACATGTCACTACTGGCTGATTCAATCAGTGATTCCAAATCAAGTGTTAGACCAACATCATCTGACTCACTACCGCTTTCGTCATTGTTGTCACTATCACCCTCGCCTTGATCTTCATCCGATGTGTCTGATTCATCATTGCCCTCATTGACGTCATCTGATTCACCTTGCTGATCACTTTTACTAGGTTCATTTTCAGATTCATTAGGTTCATCATCTTTAGAGTCATCAGAATCAGGCTCATCTAAGTTAGGCTCATCATCTTTAGATTCATCCAAGTCAGGTTCATCTTCAGACGCCTGCTCAGATTTGTCTTCAGCTTCCTCATCGGTAGGCTTATCATCGGGTTGACTTTCGGATTCATCATCCAAACCACTATGTCTTTCTTCACCCAGTTCGTCAGACTCAGGCGGTGATACATGCTCGCCCTTCTCTTCCTCACTCGCTTCTGCCTTTTTACCTTTTTCTTTATTATCAGTCTTTGGTGACTTATCTTTTTTCAGCAGTTTGCCAATAACATGCGCTAAATCAATCGAAGCCTGTGTCGAATTA